GAAGCGGGCTACCGGCGGCAAGCTCAAGGCTATGGCCCCTCCCATCCCTTCGCCGGGCACGGTCATCCAACCTCATGTAGGCCCCATCCATAGTGCGGTGGCTGGGAGGACTGACCATCTCCCCATGCATGTGCCGTCAGGAGCCTATGTGATCCCTGCCGACATAATCTCTGCTATGGGTGAGGGGAACACCATGGCGGGTTTTAAGATCATGAACGACATCGTGAAGCAGTATGGCGGCATCCAGCCTAGAATGGCTGATGGGGGTGCTGCCGGGCAGAAGGTCGCCATTGTCGCTGCTGGTGGGGAATACGTGATCCCTCCGGAGGTGGTTGTCGCCATGGGTGACGGCAGCATGGATTCCGGTCATACGGAATTGGACCAATTCGTGAGAAAAATGCGCGCTAAGACAGTCAAGACACTTCGCAGCCTTCCTCCCCCAAAGAAAAACTAGGGTCTGGCAAACTCGCCATGCAAACATTTAGCAGCTTCACAGTACGCGAAATGGGCTTCTTCCTTGGTGAAGAAAGACCCAAGATATATTTGCCTTTTGTCACTTTTAATTTGCGCAACCCATCTTTTTTTCCCTTCTGGCACCCATGGGCAAAGGCTGACACCCTTCAGGCCATGTTTGTTCGCATGCTTACTATTTGCTCTGTTTTGACCGGTCGTTGCCTCCCTAAGGTTCTCAAATCTGTTGTCAGATTTGTTACCATTAATGTGATCAATTATTTTTGTAGGCATAGCGCCGGTTACATAAAACCAGACAAGCCTGTGCGCTGCATAATGTTTCCCATCAATCTCAAGATTGATGTATCCTTTATGATGCAAACATCCAGCTTTTGCCCCAACTCTGATTTTGGGGCGCGCTTGGTTCCAGTACAGGTCTCCCGTAATGGGGTCGTATCGGAGGATGGATATGAGTGTCGCATGATCAAGCATGCGGAAATCTTACCGGGTTCGGAATCAAATTGCAATAGCGCTAGGGGGTAATATGTCTGAAGAATTGGGGGTAAGACTTGGGACGCCAGAGGATATCCATTCTTGCATGGACTTATCTCTGAAGGCTTGTGAGGAAAATGGGTTTGTGAACCCTAATCCGGAGAAGCTTTTGAGGGAACTCTGGTCCGGGCTTAATTTGGACAATGGTCTGGTAGGGGTAATCGAAGGCGAAGACGGAAAGATGGAGGGCGGCATTCTTCTCAGAGTTGGGTCTATGTGGTATTCAGATAACCCAGTGCTGGAGGAAAGGGCCATTTTTGTGGACCCTGATTGTCGCAGTGCCAAAGGGGGCAGGGCTCGTCGGCTTTGTGAGTTCTCAAAGCAAGTCGCAGACACGCTGGGCATTCCGTTGATTATTGGGGTCCTGTCGAACCACAGAACGGAAGCCAAGGTCCGTCTGTACGAACGTCAATTTGGGAAACCCACAGGCGCATTTTTCCTGTATAATGCGCGTACTGGCTCCTACCAGGAAGCAGCGGAGTAGTCGAATGGGCGGTGGCGGCAAGACAAGTCAATCGAGTTCGACAGTATCGATCCCGCCCGAAGTCTTGGCGCGATATAATGCTGTCAACGCCCGTGCAGAGACGACTGCAACTCAGCCGTTCCAGCCATATTCCGGTGAGTTTGTTGCTCCTCTAAGCGAGACGCAGCAGGCTGGCATCCAGGCTACAAATGCTTCTGCCGGTCAGGCCCAGCCGTACTACAATGCCGCCACTGGCCTGACGATGTCTGGCGCGAAAGATATCGGGCCGCTGACACAGGGCCAGATTGGGTACTATCAGAATCCGTATACGCAGGCGGTTGTTGACCCGACAGTCAAGGCGCTTCAGCAGCAGTTTGGCCAGCAGAACTCTGCTCAGCAGACGCAGGCCATTAAGGCTGGCGGGTTTGGCAGCAGTGGCGATGCTCGTTCTCGCGCCCTGCTCTCTGGTCAGCAGGGCCTTGCCATGAGCCAAGCAATCGCGCCTCTTTACAAGCAGGGTTATACCGAAGCCGCCGATCTTGCAAAGTCTCAACAAGGCGTTGTGGCAGGGGATCTTGCCCGCCGCATGCAGGCTGGCCAGCAGATCGCTGGGCTTGGTGTCGGCGCGCAGACGGCTGCGCTTCAGGGCGCTGCTGCTCAGTTGGGGGCTGGCGAGAAAGAGCAGCAGACGCAGCAGGCTCTGGATACTGCTAAGTATCAGCAGTTCCTCCAGCAGCAGCGCTACCCGTTCGATGTGACTCAGTTCCTTGCCAATATAGCCATGGGCACTGGCGCGCTGTCTGGATCGACAACGCAGACAACGTCACCAAGAGGCCTGTTCGGGAATCGCGGCGGCGCGATGACCGGCGAGCGTCATGCAAAGTATGCTGGCGGTGGTCTCGTCCCTGAGGGCTTTGATGAAAGCTCGATGGGCGGCGCTGTCATGCCAGACATGGAAGGCATGGGCTTCGCCAGAGGCGGCTATGCTGATGGAGGCGTTGGCCCCTATGGGAGCAATAGCATTCTCAGCGCTGGCACCGGGATCGTCCCGCCGCCTATGCAGAACAACTACAAACTGATGATCTCGAATGCCAAAGCCCCTGAAGCTTCAGGGGGCCTTGGTGACGCGCTCAAGCGCGGCGAGCAGGCAGTCGGCATGTATAAGTTTGGCAAGCAGGGCCTCATTGGCACTCCGAAGACGGCGAGCGATCCTGAGGGCAGCGCTGGCCTCATCGGTGGTCAGGGGAGCTTTAGCGGCGAGAACGCCTTCAGCAAGTTCAAGGATTTCCTGACCCCTAAGGCTGCCCATGGCGGCTTGATCGTTGAGCGCGAACACCATGACGGCAGCGAAGGCAATATCGTTGGCGATGATGGCGACAGCACCCCGGACGACAAAGAGACAGATAACAGGGCTGGCGTTCCCGGCTCGTTCCTGACGCCCGGCTTCTTGCAGTCTGGTTCCAGCCCCCAGAAGCTACAGACTGCTGGCGGCGGTGGCGGTGGCGGCGGTGGTGGCGGCGGCTCGTTCTTGGGCGATGCTGCCAAGGGCATCGGTATGGCAAAGACTGCCTTCGATCTGGGGACGGCCTTGTTTGCGTTGTCTGATGCTCGTGCCAAGGATAACATCCGCCCTGTAGGCGAGACCTTCGACGGCCAGAACATCTACAGCTACAACATTGGTGAGGGTCCAACTCAGATGGGCCTCATGGCCCAAGAGGTCATGGAGCGCAAGCCAGAAGCCGTTGGTCGCCGGGGAGAATATCTCACCGTAGACTATGATCGCGCTACAGAGGACGCCAACCCGTTTGCCTACGGCGGTCTTGTCCCCAGGGAGCATCATGACGGCAGCGAAGGCAATGTTGCCGGGGATAGCGCGCCTATTCTTGACACCGCAATTGTTGAAGGACAGCCAAGGTTTTCTGAAAAAGCAGTTGGCCTTATCGCGCCAGAAGCAAAAGCGCCTACTGGCGTTGATACTAAAATGAAAAGCCTTGTTGTTGACCAGCCAAGCAGGAACATAACAAAGGATATTATTTCTCGGCATGCTGAAGAGCAGGGCGTTGATCCTGCCTTGGCGTTGAGAATTGCCGGGCGGGAATCCTCATACAACCCCAAGGGCCAAGCGACGACTTCTACGGCGGGCGGGCTCTTTGGCGTTATCGACAGCACATACAAGAACTTTGGCGGCACACCCGGCCTCAAGCATGACCCGGAAGAGAACGCGCGAGTTGGCACCAGGGTGATCGCTGCCAATCAAAGGGCTTTGCAAGACGCTGGCTTTGAGCCAACTCATGGCAACACTTACCTTGCCCATTTCTTTGGGTCTGGTGGGGCAAAGTCCGTCCTCTCAAATCCAGATTTGCCAATTTCGCAGACGCTTTCCAATTATAGCGCAGCGGCCAAGGCCAATCCATTCATCAAGGACTGGACTGGCAAAGATGCGGCCAATTGGGCCAATGCCAAAATGGAAGGCAAAGGATTCAATGCTCCCCCAAGGCCTCCCGGTCTGGTTGGCGAAACGGGCAAACAGCCGTCTGGTGAGGGCCTTTTTGACAAGGCCAGCGGCCTGTTCGACAAGGCGACATCTCCCAGCTTTGCGGTGCCTGCACTTGGCTTCCTTGGTTCGATGCTGTCTTCGAAGAGCCGCACATTGGCTGGCGCTCTTGGTGAGGGCATGCTGGGTGGCGTTGGTGCTTACCAGTCCAACAAGAAGCAAGAGATGGAGATGGCCAAGAGCTTGGTCGATCTCATTGGTAACCGCTTTGAGCGCCAGCTTGTTGGTGGCCAAGTTGTCTATCGCAACAAACTCACAGGCGCCGAAGTCCCTGCGTCCAAAATGGCCGAGACGGCAGCCGAAATGTTCAAGTCTGCTGGCCTTGACCCCAAGAACTATGGCATTACGCCTCCGTCTGCGCCTACGGCCCCCGGCCTTGCTCCGGCGGGCGGTGCTGCGCCTGCTGGTGGCGCACCCGGCGCTGCTCCTGCGGCTCCCGGCGCTCCTGCCGCCCCCGGAGAAGCCCCACCGGCAGCAGGCGCAAAGCCCCTAGCAATTCCAGCCAATCCCTCTGACATGACGGCCACCCAGCTCCGCGCTTATTATGAGAAGAACCCTGAGGCTGCTGGCTTGGTTGGAGACGACGATCCGCGAAAGATCAGGGCCAAAGTTAAGGAGCTGAAGAGTCTTGCTGAAGATTATCGCACAAAGTTGAACAATCCCGCCCAAGGACAAGAGGCTGACAGGCAAGCGCAGGTTGAAGAAGCGCGCCTTGATAAGCTTCTTGATCAAGCTATTTCTCACCAGTCTGCGACCAACCAGAAGCTCAACGAGCAGCAGGCTACGCAGTCTGGCGCATTTGAGAATGAGATCCTCAAACGCCAAGAGCTTTATCAGCGCGCTCGCGGCAACTGGGAACGACTTGGTGACATTTACGCGGATCTCAAAACTGGTCGTTCAGTGAACTTTGAGGCAGACCTCACCAGTTGGGCTGATGGCTTCAAAATTCCTCTGCCCAACCTTGAGAAAAAGCTGGCCAATGCTGCCAGCGTCGATGCTGCCACCAAGATCACCATGCAGGAAGTTTACGACGCCATGGCTAGGGAAAATCTGGTCCGTGCGCCTGCGGCTTCGGCCAAGGGCCTGTCGCAGACGGTCCCCGGCCCCAACCTTACCCCTGGTGCTGTCTACGAGATTGTTGGCAAAAACCTTGGTGAACTTGAGCATGTTCGCAAGCGCGATGACGCATATCTTGATCGGGCTCGCGGGACTGTTCCGGCCAAGTTCTTGCGCGACTATGATAGGACCAACCCAAGCTCCCTTAAGGAAGATGTGGCTCGCGGCTTGAACATGCTGACGATCAGTCCAAATGTCCCCAGGGAGACGATTGACAGTCTCTACAAGACATACGGTTCTTACGGCTATGACCCCAGAGGCAGACAGGCCGAGGGCGCTGCGCCTGCGGCTGCGCCTGCTGCTCAACAGCCTGCGCCTGTCACAATTAAAAACGACCAAGAGTACAATGCTCTTCCAAGGAACACATTGTACACGGCACCTGACGGCTCCATTCGGAGGAAGCAATAATGGGATGGCAAGATGATCCTGTTGCCGCTCCTGAGGCTAAGCAACCGGCTTGGGCATCAGATCCTATTGCGTCTCAACAGCCTGCGGCTGGCGCTGCCGTTGCGGTTACGCCTGGCGAGAAAGACTTCGCTGCGGACAAGGCGCTGGTCGAGCAGGCTGCCGGGATGACACCCGGCGCGCTAAAGGCTGGAAATTACGCCGCCCTCAACGCTTTCTTCCTGAACGCGCCCTCCCATGTCGTCTCTGGCTACACAGCTCTGAAAGAGGGCAGGCCCTACAGGGAAACCTTTGACGAGCAGAAGCGCTACGAGAAGGCGTTGGAGCGCCAGTATCCGACAGCATCCACGGTTGGAACGGTTGCTGGCGTTGGCGCTGGCTTCCTTGTCCCCATGGGGGCTGTTGGTCAGGCAGGCCGTTTGGCAGAAGCTGGGATGGCCGCAAAGCTGGCTGGGACTGCTGCTCCTGAGATCGTAAAGAAGGGTGCCTCCAAGGTTGCTGGCCTTGCGCCTGCTGCGGGCGTGTCTGGGGCCATGTCTGGCGTTGCCGGTGGCTTGGAGAACTTGGACCCCCAACAGGCCGTCAGAGACGCTGCGCTGGGCGCTGGCATAGGAGCTACGGCACAGGCAGTGCTGCCTACCATTGGGCGCTACTTCTCAAAATTCCCTGATGCCTTTGATTCGGTGACAGGGAAGCTAAAGCCACAGCATGAGGCTGCCGTCCAGAAGGCCTTTGAAGGCCGCATGTCGCAGGCCGATATCGACTCCTTCAAGGGTGAGCTTGCTACTTCCTTCAAGAAAAGCGGCCCGACTGAAGGTGCGGCGGTTGAAGCTCTCCTAGCCAAGGAGACGGGCAAGCAGCCTACTCGCAGTCTGGTCACAGGCGAGAGGCCGACAGAGCAGGCTGCCAGCATCGCTGAGAGAGGCGCTGCGGAAGCGCAGGCTTCCATGGAGGCCAAACGCGCTGGTATGGCTGCGCCTGTGGGATCTCCTACCGCCACTGCGGACGTTCTCCATGGCGCTCAGCAGGCTGGCAAGGCGGATGTAGCAACAGCGTATAAGCCGGTGGACACCGCAAAGGGGAGATTTGTCGCTCCGGATCCGGATGCGCCAGCACCTAACTTGGTGAAGCGAATTGATCCGCAGACAGGTGAGGTCGTTTGGAAAGACGCCTATTTCCTCCCATCAATAAATCAGACCCTTCGTGCCGGTAAGATGCCGACAGTTTTCAGCGCCCCTGGCGGCACTCAAGATCTGTACCCGCAGGCAGCAAAGGCGAAGCAGTTCCTTGAGGAGGGGCTTGGCTCCGGTCGCGCCCCTGACCCCAGCCAGCCGTTCACATTCCCTAATTTGGAGCTTGTGAAGCGCACCCTGAACAAGTTTGCCAAGGATGCAGACCCAAGAGACGCCGAGATCATCCGCAAGATGGGCGACGGCTACGAGCTTGGCCTGAAGAAGATGATCGACGCCAACCTCTATCAGGGCGGCAACGGTCGCCAGATCTTCAAGGATCTGATGGACGCCCGTGCGGTCACAACAGAGTTCCGGAACAAGTTCTACGACAACAAGGGGCCGGAAGGGCAGGCATTTGCTCGCGCTATGAAGGCGCTTGTAGACAGCCAAGCCAACAAGATTACGCCTGTCTTGTCTGGTGCGTCCGCAAAGGCTGCGCAAGATATCTTGAACACCAGCATGCTCAACAGGAGCATTGGCTTGGGGATGTACAACCGCTTTGAGCGCATCCTGAAGCCAAACTCTGCCGAGATGGGCACTGTGCGCGACCAGATCCGCAATCAGGTCCTCAATGTTGGTGGGGACATGTCGAAGATCCCATCCAAGATTGATGAGTTCCTTCGCGAGAACTCGGCAATAGCTTCGCGCGTCTTCACTGGTCAGCAGGGCGTCCCATCCGTGCAGGATCTTCGCCGCATGTCCGAGGCTGTGAAGGTCATCAGCCGGTCTCCGGTCTCAAATGAGCAGAAGGAAAACCTGATTGTTCAGGCAATCAGGCAGATCAATTCGACTGTCGCTGGGCTTGGGACCGCTTACCTGCATGGCCCCCTTCTTGGGACGGCTGCCTACGCCGGGTCTGCGGGCCTTCGGAAGGGCAGCGAAGCCCTACAGGCCGCATCACGCAGGGCCACCGAGAGGGCTGGCGCTCCGACTGCGGAGGCTAGGGCGCCGGAGTCCATGCGCTTCATCGATAAGCCGCCTGAGTTTGGGTCTTCCCTGAACGTCCAGCCTGCCATAGAGGCGTACCAAGAGCCTGAAAGGCCGGGCTACCGTGAGCCTACGCCTTTGCCACCCCTGACCATCAAGGGGCCTGGCAATCGCCCGGCTAGGAAGTCCGGTGGGCGCGTTTCTGACAGGCTTGTCGCTGCTGTTGACCGGGCCAAGAAGAACATCAACAATCAGACACAGACGCTTCTCAGGACGCCTGACAACCATGTTGCTCAAGCCCTTGAGATCGCCAACCGCAACCTAGAGAGTTGAGCCATGGCTTCTTCTTTTACAACTAACAAGTCGCTTGAGAAGCCTGCCAACGGTGACTACGTTGACACTTGGAACGTGCCGGTCAATGGCGACATGGACTATATCGACCAAGCGTTTGGCGGGCAGACAAGCCTTAACGCGACATCTGGGTCAGCTACGCTTAGCGCCACTCAGTACCGCTCACTGATCCTGGCTGTGGCCGGGGCCATGTCCGCAAACGTCACCTACACCATCCCTTCTGGTGTGGGCGGTCAGTGGATTGTCCGCAATACAACGACAGACGGCACTGGTGGCCCTTGGACGGTCACCTTCGCTTCCGCTGGTGGCGGGACGAGCATCACGGTGGATCGCGGCGCAAGCGGCCTGATCTTCTGTGACGGCACAAACGTCCGCACCTTCAGCACGGGCGTTCCCGGCAGCAACACCCAGGTCATCTACAATAGCTCTGGCTCGTTCGCTGCGTCCGCCGCCCTGACATGGGACGGGACAACGCTCAGTGTGACGGGCGACTCAGTTACATCAGGGGCCATCACCGCAGGCGGCGCAGTTACCGCCTTCTCTGATCGTTCGTTGAAGCGGGATGTGCAGACGATTGAGGACGCCACCGCCAAGGTCAAAGCAATGCGCGGCGTCACCTTTGAGATGATCAATTCGGGCGAGCGCAGCCTTGGAGTGATTGCCCAAGAGGTGCAGGCCGTATTCCCTGAGGCTGTCAGGGATAACAATGGCATCTTGTCTGTTGCCTATGGAAATCTTGTCGGTGTTCTGATAGAGGCTGTCAAAGAAATGGCAGCCCGCATTGATGAGCTTGAACGAAAGACCCCAGCCTGAACTAACAGACTGGGGCAAGTAAGCGTTTTCGAACAATCACTGAAAAGACTGGGCTGCCAGACGGCCAAACGCATTGTCTCGCCGCATGTAAGCCAAGAACCATTCCTTGACTCCGTTAGTGTGCCACAGTTCCTATTAGCTGCAAGCTGGATTGCGGTTAAAGGTGATATTTATTTGCGCCTTGATGTCTTGGTTGAGCCAAGACCAGCACTCCCCATTCTCCTGAAAGCACACCCAGATAAGGTCATATTCAGGGCCATAATCTATCGTCATTTGAGCCATGGCTTTTCCCTTTGGGGTACTGACTGGTATGGGCGGATTCAATTGCAGCATCGTCATATGGCGCTCCTAGTCCGTTCTTTTTGATCGAGATGGGGTAAAGCTTGTCTTGGGGTACGAAGTAGGCTGGTGGCCGGTTGTTGGGGGCCATGGTGTACTCTTCCCGCTTGCCATCCGAGCCCTTTATCCAGCCGCGAACGCAGTAGACAGGGCCTGTCCCGGTGACGAGAATGTAGTAATGCTCCGGGTTGTCATTGGGCAGGATGCGCAGCTTGTAGTCATGCCTTGGTGATGTCCTAACTTGGACGTTTTCGCTGATATCAGCAGCCTTAAAGGTGTCCACTGAGAACTTGGAATACCTATCCATGACCTTTGAAACGCAGATCTCGCCCATAGCGCCTTGGACATGGATGTCCAAGATGTTCCTCTTCTCTTCTGTCAGGCCTGTGCCAAGCTCTGAGCCGCGCATGCTTGAGTTGTGATGGCGGATGACACCTAAACTGGCTCCACTGATCATCTCGGCCAAGGACATTGTCACCCAGACAACGCCGCCCTCCTGCTTCATGCCGACTTCCAACTTCTCTTTCATGGCTTTGTTATCCTCTTTTGAGGCGGGAGATAGCAGAGTTTCATGTGTTTTTCACAGTAAGATTTGCCCTTTTTGGCCTGCCCGCAAAACAGGAAGTCTGCTGGATTTCCTGAGTTGATGATGAAGCGACATGATTTTTCTGTCAGCTTACCAAACGGGACCGGCTTAGTTGACACTGGCTCTAGCAGATCTTCAAAGATGATAGGCATATTGATTTCTCCCACAGGCTCTACGTTGACCAATGCTAATGGGATTGCCTTGTCTTCAATTTGGTAGATAGCATTCTCAACAGGCTGTGGAAGATTTGCTATGCGTTCAGCCTCCCGCTTTTGAGTTTCTGTCCTGATCGCGTGTAGCCGCTGGTCCCGCAACCTGACACTGATCTCGCCCGATTCGCGCATGCGATGGATCTTGCCAAGGACAGCGCCTCTTGTGATTTCCATATGCTTTGCAATCTCTGCGCCGGTAAGACCTTTTGCCCAAAGTATTGCTATTTCTTTGCCTCTGTCGTCCATGATTTTACCCGTTGTGGGGTGGCGGCTAGATCAGCAGCCGCCACTGGTTTGGTTAGGGCTGCTCTTGGTTCTCTTCGACGTTTCTTGTTGCCGCCTCTGAGATCTCTCTTTCCAATCTAGCCATGTGGGATTCAATTTCCACTTCTTGGTTACCAACCCGGTCATTGAGCAACTCACCTGCAAAGGCCAAGTAGTTGATCCCATCCACATAGTGGTCCGGATTTTGCCGGTCGTTCCCAATGCGGGAAAGCTTCACCGCATGAAGGACAAGTGCAATATCATGAGGTGTAAGTTCCATATTGGTGAGGATGCTAGCGATCTGCGCTACACGGCCCATCCCAACGCGCATGTCTCCATATTTGGGGTTCCGCTCATTGAAGATGCGGGTCGCGTCCATCATAAAGTCTCGGTATTCCATGATTTTCTCCTGAGGTTATTGGATTGATTAGTAGCTTCTTGGGCCAGGCCTGATTGGGCCTCTCGGCGGGTTACGCATTGAACTAGGGCCTCTCGACCCGTCCTCTTGGACCTCCTCTTGGTCCATGTCGATGAACTCCTGTGCCTTGCCAATGCAGGAGGAGTTGATGACGACCTTGCCCCTGTCCTGCCACCAAACTTCGCCACCCATGTTTTTCCGCCGATAGAACAGATGGAAGACAACGAACTCCTGCCTGTTCATGATGGCGCACAACTCCTCTTCAGAGTTGGCCGGATGCTCCAGTGTTAGTTGATGGGTCAGCATGCCAGACGCGCTGCCCATGTTCATTGTGATCAAGAATCGCATGTACCCCCACTATCATTTCTAAGAACCACTGATCCATCCATCTTCTTTTTCCATTTTGAAAAGCGCCCGCCGGGAAGTGGTGACTTGGTTCTGGACGCCCCTATGTGCTTCTGGTGTTTTCTCTTCACCTTGGCGATCAGCGGAGCGTCAACGCTGCTAGTATGAGCCCGGTGGCACTTGCGATGAGCAACAAGCCAATTGCTTTCATCGTCCCTACCGCCAGCCTCCAAAGGATTATCATGACTTACATCCCACTCTTGGCCAGGGACGACCTTCATGCTGCATAGATGGCATACGCCCTCATGCCGCAGAAAGATATCAGCCCGCATCTTGGCCGTTATGCGTACACGCTTGATCAATGGACCGGCTCGTCTTCACTACTGTGGTAGGAGAGGATGGTGTTCATGGCGTTGTGCATGAAGGTAGCTGCCATCGCTTGCGCCATCACCAAGCCACCCTCTTGAGACAAGACGATCTTGATGAAGGTGAAGTTAATAGCTGCAATCCCTATTTGGGTTTTTTTGCCAGACAATATCTTGTCTATCTTGTTTGACAGCACAACCACCTCAGAGGCGTCTTCTTCTTCCAAATGTGTCATCATTTTACAGTCTCATTTCTGCGCGTTTTGACGCTTCGATTGATTGCCATTCATGGAACTTCATGCGGATGTATTCAAGCTTTACCTTCAAGAAGGCAGCTTTCTGTCGAGCCTCCACCATACTGGTGATGAACTCGACCCACTCTTTAGATGCTTTTGTCTGCATCTCAGCGCGACTGACCGGCATGTCACCCAAGGAGGTCATCATGCGGGCCAGTACTGCGCTTTTGGTCTCCTCCAAGAGAGAGGCGGCAGAGTCAGCATCTACATATGCTTTCGCAACAACGCGATACTGTTCCGAAAGGGGCAGATGGCTGTCCATGCGTCACCTCAAAATGGGATGGAATCTTCGTCGTAGCTGCTTGTCTGAGAAGTCTGGGCCTTTTGGCTATTGGCCGCAGTTGGGTTCTTCTCCTTGAAGGCCAAGCTCATCCACTTCTCACCGTTCTTGTCGGTCTTGGTCCAAGCGCTGATCCAGTACTCGACACCGCCAATCAGGGCATTGCCCGTCAGGGGAGGCGACTTGTCGCTGTTCGGGCGGGAGTTCTTGAAGACCGCCCCACTGTTGTCTTTCTGCTCAAATGCCATTGTACTTCTCCTTCAACTCTCCGACTTTCTTGTCGAGTTCGCCCAAGAACATCATGACTTCCCTTTCCAGAAGGGAGATCGTCTCGTCGTTGCGCTGGACGCGCTCAACGAACAACTGCATGTTCTCAGGCATTCTGGGGTCAAACGATACGAAATCGCACCACTTGCGACCCGTGCAAGCCATCTGCCACTGCATCTGGGTGACGTACCGCCCAGGTGTAGATTGTCCCAAAAGGGTCTCGATATGGGTGGCGGTTATTGGACATTTGATCTCGACCAAACCGTCACTGCCAATGAGCCCGTCAGGGGACGCAGCAGCCATAGGGATCGCTGGGTGGGGGACGAGACCCGTCTCCATGACCAGCGCGTTTGAGTGGTTCTCATACGCAGCCCTAGCCATGGGTTCCGTGTCCGTCCCCCACTGCATTGCGGAGCTTGAATAGGATTCCCCCTGAACCCCAGTCAAGCGCTCGCAAATGAGTTGGGCCATATAGTTGGCCCGACTTGTTGAATAGCCGGTCTTGGTCTTGGCAACGACATCCGCAACACGGGATGCCGTCACCTTTCCAAGACGAGCCGCATACCACTCAGGGCTGCGCTGATCCATCACCCAACGACCTTCTTCGGACGACCCGGCTTGCGCTTGGCAGGGGCCTCAGTGACGACCTTCTTGGGGCGCCCGCCCTTGTTCTTCGGAGCAGGAGCTTCAACCTTAGCCACCTTGGGAGCCTTGGCCACCTTGGTCACCTTGGGCGTCTTGGCTTTCGCCTTAGCCTTCAAAGAGGTGATCTCGGCATCTAGCCCGTCGATGACTTTGTAGAGCGAAGCCGCATAAGCTTCGCCAAGCTCGATCTCCTCATTCTTGATGGCGAGCATGTCGATCAGGCTTGTGATGAGAACAGTGGTCTGGTCATGGGTAAATGAGTCGTTCATTGGTCTGCGTCCTTCTTGTTTGCTGCGATTGCGATAGCCTTGAGGTCCTTCAGGGCTTCTGGGGTTAGGAGCTTGCGCTCATCTACTGGCAAGGATCGCCAGAAGTCTGTCAGGGCTTCCTGCCCCTTTTCGGCCTCTCCCTTAGCGCGAAGAGCAAGGGCGGTCACAACTCTAGGATCAGGCTCTGCTACGGGCTTCGCTGTTTGGGCAGCGTTGCCATCGTCATCATCCGCCGCCAAGTTCATGATCGACATGAGCGAGTAGCGACGGGCATAGGAGATCCCACTACCAATGGGATGGGGCTCATGCTTCACCGGCATGAACAGGGTTCCTGACATCCACTGGCCAGACTTGTGGCCAAGGACTGTCAGCACCTCAACGCCGCCGGGGACAACTGAGTC